CACTTCAGGCACGTGACGGCGATTTTGCTGTCGCCGTGCTCCTTTGCTGCGAATTCTCCTTCTACCTGTTTAACCCGTAGATCAACGCTGCTCATGAATGGGTGGTTGTTCTCGGTAACGGTGACGGTGCCTTTTTGTCCGCAGGCTTCGCACCCCAATCCGTATCGAACAGTTTCTCTTGATGCCATAGCGCGCTCCTTGATGAGTGGGTTGTCGGCTTCATTAGCTGCCGATACGCATCGTAGTGTGTGACAGCTGAATCAGTTTCCGCCGCCACCAGGTGTACCCGGCAAAGCATGCATAGCGCATGGGGTGCAAGGCTTGCGTGGCGGTACCTATCCCGCCATCAAGGATATCCACATGTCCCAGACTGAAGAAGCCGAAGGCGTTGTTTACCGCCATCTCGAAGATGACGTAGACCGAATCATCCCGACGCAGGCCAGGGCCCAGGCGCGCGACTTGGGCCAGAAGGTGGAGATCCTCCACGATGGCGTCCACCGCCTGATCTTCGTGAACGGCCATCCCATCGGCCAGGTGCTGAAGCTCGAAACCCCGCGCAGCGGCGGGATGCTGGCCGGCGTCGTGGATCTCAGCTTCGTGGCTGCTGAGATCGTGGAGCGCAAGGTGAGCCGCGATGAGTTCAACGCCCTCAAGTCCGAGGGCGTGGCGAGGAGCTGATGGCCAGGCTCCAGACCCTCAAGAGCTCTGTGCCGCTGCTCGACACCCGCCGCGTGCAAACCATCCAGGCCGGCAGCTGGCGCACCAGCGACCAGACGGCAGCGCAGCGGGGCTACGGCTACAAGTGGCAGAAGGCCCGCGAGGGCTTCCTGCGCTCTCACCCCCTGTGCATCCGTTGCCAGGCTGAGGGGAGGGTGGAAGCGGCAACAGTGGTTGACCACCGGGTGCCACATCGAGGCGATCAGACCCTGTTCTGGGACCGCAGCAACTGGGATCCGCTGTGCGCTACCCACCATTCCCGAGACAAGCAACGCGAGGAGCAGCAGAGATGAAGGCAATTCTTCCCTTCGCCGCCCTGGTGCTGGCTGCTGGCGCTGCAGTGGCTGCACCCGTCATCGTCATTCCGGCCCGCCCGGTGATCGTGGTTCCGCCTGCCAGGCCTGCACCAGCAGTCCGCCCCGCGCCGGCCGCGCCGAAGCCGACCCGAGCAACCCCAACCCCTGTTGTCGTGCCGCATATCGCGGCCCCTACGTGTCCCACAGAGCGCCGCGAGCGCAAGGAGTGCTGACGATGCGAATGATGTGCCCCCACTGCCAAGAGCATGCATACACCCGGACAAGCCTGCAGCTGACCAACACCAGCCGCGAGACCATCTTCCAGTGCCGCAACTTCGAGTGCGGCCATGTGTTCTCGGCGGTCACCGAGATCAACCGCACCATCAGCCCCAGCGCCATCCCGAACCCTGCGGTGGTCCTGCCGATGAGCACGCACATCAAGCGCAAGCTGCTGCAGACCCAGCTTGACGCGATGCCCGCCTCGCAGTACCAGCCCGGCTCCCACGCCGCGCCGGCCGTCACCACATCGCACCAGGGCACCGAGGCCCGCCACTGAGGAGCAGGACATGGATTTGGCAATGGACGCGAGGTCGGTCTTCATGCGCACCCTGGCTGGACGCATCGAGGCAGACGCCGATGCAAGGGCGAGGAAGCATGCGGAAGTGCTGTGCCAACTGCTGGAGACCTACACGGCCTCCAAGAGCCATGCCGTGAAGTTCATCCTTCACGAGGCTGTCGGCAAGGTGGAGCGGGTGCTGGCGCAGGAGTACGCGGCAGCCGATGCTGAGGCGTTGGCTGACCGCCTGGCCGCGATTGGCGCTTCCGAGGCCTGGCAAGCCGATGCAGGCTCGACCGCCATGCGCACTGTGGTGGATGGTGGCGCAGCATGAGGGCCGCAATCACGCAGCTGGCGCTGTACGCCGGCATGTATGGGCTGCTGTGGGCCTGGGTGGGTGATGGCGTTGAAGGAGCCGGCAATCTGCTGGCCTTTGTGGTCGGCGTGCTGGTGCTGTCCAACCTGCTCAACGTGCGCAGGACGGATCGTTTTCCCGAGCGCGCCTATGCGCTCCCCTCCGCAGTGGACAACGTGCTGAGCATCGGCCTGGTGATGGGCGCGGTTTGGTTTGGCCATTGGGTGATGGGCATCGGCCTTCTGATCGCATGGGCGTTGGGCGCGGGCACTCGCCAACTGCGGCAGGAGCGGCAACAGCAGGAGCGCAAGCAATGATCGAAGTCACGGACATCAATGGCCGCAGGCACCTGCTCAGCCCTGACGGTATCGTCCGCGTGAGCGAGGCCTCGACCTCCTGCCAGTGGCATGGCATCCGGTCGCACATCGTGACGATGCACGGCGCGACCATCGAATGTCAGCAGAGCGTCCAGGAGGTGCAGAAGCTGCTGCAGGCGCTGGAGCAATCCCGGCTCGGCGCGGACGCAGCCTGATCCCGTCTGACGCGATCCAGGGGCATCGCCGATGGGGTTGAGGGCAGCCAAGGGGGAGGGGGTGGGTCAAACCTTGGAGGCCTCATCCCTCTAGACCGCCCTGTTCCGCACGCGCAGAAAATTCCCCCCTTTTTGATTTAGGAATCAGCAAATGGCAGGCGTCAAAGGCAAGAGTGGCGGCCCGCGCGCCAACTCTGGCGGCGCTCGCGCGGGTGCTGGCCGCAAGAAGGCGGCACCCAAGGAATCAGCAAATGGCTCGGCTGTTGAGGTGGCGATGGAGCCCCAGGCCCAGGGCGGCGCGCTGAAGCGCTCGCGGGCCAAAGCGGTCGAGATCCCGGAGCGCGACATGCTCACCCTGTTGCAGGACATTGCCCTCGGGCGGGTCGATGCCACGGCGGGGCAGATCCGGGCCGCCATCGCCGCAGTGCAGTACACGCACACGAAGAAAGGCGACGGCGGCAAGAAGGAAGAGCAGGCGGCTGCCGCCAAGAGGGTTGCCAGCCGGTTCTCGGCTGCCACGCCGCCGAAGTTGGTGGCCGCAGGGGGCAAGAAAGTGTGAGGGGCGTAGAGCCCTAAGGAGGGCTCATGTCCAAGAAAGAACTGACCGCCGAAATGGCGCGTCGGCTACTCAACTACGACCCGGTTTCAGGTGATTTGCGTTGGGTGCTGAGTCCGCGTCGGAATGTGCAGGCCGGCAGCTTGGCTGGTAGCAAGCATCCTTCTGGCTACGTGTTCATCAAGATTCATTGCGTGAGCTATCCCGTTCATCGACTGGTGTGGCTCATGACGTTTGGTGTCTGGCCATCGGATCAGATTGACCATCGGAACGGGATTCGTGATGACAACAGGATTGCAAACTTGAGAGAGTGCACCAGTGGTCAAAACAACCAAAACACGGCCGTTTATCGGAGCAACCGATCAGGGCATACCGGCGTCAGTTGGCACAAGGCGACCGGCAAATGGCGGGCGCGAATAGACCGCCAAGGAGTGCAGTACGTACTCGGTCACTTTGATGATGTGGAGTTGGCGAAGCAGGCGTATCTGAGCGCCAAGGCCGCACTGCACAGCTTCCAGCCGGTGCCGCGCCATGTCTGAGTGGACGACATCTTGCAAAGACTGGGAGAGCAGGCTGGTAGAGGGCCGCTCCATCATTCCGGCGCCGATTTTCCCGGAGCAGGCAGAGCATGCGCTCGGCATCTTCAAGCAGCTGCGGGTCGTGGACCTACCGAAGACAGTATGGGACGAGGAACTGCAGGAGTATCGCAGTCCCAATTTCGGGGAGTGCTCGGAGCCCTGGGTTTTCGACTTCGTGGCGGCCATCTTCGGTGGCTACGACGCTGATACAGGTGAGCAGCTAATCCGAGAGTACGGGCTGCTGATCAGCAAGAAGAACACGAAGTCCACAATCGCAGCCGGAATCATGCTCACGGCCCTGATCCTGTGCTGGCGCGATGAAGAGGAGCACCTGATCCTCGCGCCGACTAAAGAAGTGGCGGACAACAGTTTCAAGCCGGCTGCCGGCATGGTGCGCGCCGATTCGGAACTGTTGGAGATGTTCCACATCCAGGACCACGTCCGCACCATCACGCACCGGGTCAACCGCAGCAGCCTGAAGGTGGTCGCGGCTGACGCCGAGACCGTATCGGGGAAGAAGTCCGGCCGTGTTTTGGTCGATGAGTTGTGGCTGTTCGGCAAGCGCTCGAATGCTGCGGCCATGTTCCTGGAGGCGCTGGGCGGCCAAGTTTCGCGCGACGAGGGCTGGGTGATCTACCTAACCACGCAGTCAGACGAGCCGCCAGCGGGCGTATTCAAGGAGAAGCTCGAATATTGGCGCGAGGTGCGCGACGGCAAGATCGATGACCCGAAAACGCTGGGCATTCTGTACGAGTTCCCAGCGGCGATGGTGAAGTCAGAGGCTTACCTGAATCCTGAAAACTTCTATGTGACGAACCCGAACCTTGGCAAGTCGGTGAGCCGATCATGGCTTGAGGATGAACTCAAGAAGCATCGGCACAAGACGGACGGCACGTTCCAGCAGTTCCTTGCCAAGCATCTGAACATCCAGATCGGTATGAACCTGCATGCGAGCCGATGGACGGGCGCCGACTTCTGGGAGCGCAACGGCGACAAGAAGGTGACGCTGGAGTACATCCAGGAGGAATGCGAGGTAGTCACGATAGGTATCGACGGCGGTGGCCTCGATGACTTGCTGGGCCTCGCCATTGAGGGCCGCCTGACGGGAACAAACCGCTGCGTGCTCCGAAACAAGGCCTGGATCCATCCCATCGGGATCGAGCGCCGAAAGTCGGAGGAATCGAAGTACCGGGACTTTGAGCGCGATGGCGACCTGGTAGTCGTGAAGCGCCCGGGGCAGGACTTGGAGGAGGTCGCCGCGATCTGCAAACAGATCCACGATTCCGGCCTGCTTGCTCGCATCGGCCTGGACCCTGAGCGCACGCACAAGGTGGTGTACCAGGCACTCATCGACGCCGGGATCCCCGAGGAACTCATCATCGGCATCTCACAGGGGTGGAAGCTGACGGGCGCCATGGCCGTTGCAGAGCGAGGCCTGGAAGACGGGAGCCTCACCCACGCCGCGCAGCCGCTCATGGCCTGGTGCGTGGGCAATGCAAAGGTTGAGCCCAAGGGCAATGCCTCGCTGATTACGAAGCAAGCCAGCGGCTCCGCAAAGATCGATCCGCTCATGGCATCCCTGAATGCGGTGACGTTGATGGCACTGAATCCAGAGGCAATGGGCGGCATAGATGACTGGTTAAGTGACCCAATACGGACGGGCAAGGCATGAAAAATCGAACGAACACAGGCCTTGTCGGCCGCGTGCGCGCGGCCATCGACGGCTGGGTGCGCTCCTTCAGCTTGCGCGACAAGGACCTGTACACGGATCGCGTAATGGACAGCGAGGCGGGGGTGGATGTCACTCCCAAGGCGGTGATGCAGGTGGATGCAGTTTGGAGCTGCGTGCGCCTCATCTCCGAGACCATTGCCACGCTGCCACTGTCGATCCATGAAAAGACCTCGGCGGGCAAGCGTCTGGCAAGTCACCACCCGCTGCACTTCATCATCCACGACCAACCGAACGCGGACTCGACCGCATCGGTGTTCTGGGAGGCACTGGTGGCCTCGATGCTGTTGCGCGGGAACGGGCGAGCGGAAAAGCTCTATATCGGCACGCAGCTGGTGGGCCTGGCCTTCCTGGACCCGAACAAGCTGGTCATCACCCGCGACATCAATGGCCGAAAGATCTACCAGTACCCGCGAGCCGACGGCACGCCCCGGGAGATCCCGGCATCGCGGATCTGGAACGTGCCAGGCTTCACGCTCGATGGCGAAACAGGCGTCTCGGTGATCGCATACGGCGCCAAGGTGTTCGGGTCCGCGATGGCCGCCGAGCGTTCGGCCGCCAAGACGTTCCGCAATGGGATGCTGCCGACGGTCTACTACAAGGTGGCTGCATTCCTGAAGCCTGATCAACGGCGGATGTTCAAGGCCGAGATTCAGGGTTCGGTGGAGCGCGGCGAGGCCCCGGTGCTGGAGGGTGGAACGGATGTCGGGACCGTCGGCATCAACCCAGTTGATGCACAGCTCCTGGAGTCGCGGGCCTTCTCGGTGGAGTCTATCTGTCGCTGGTTCCGTGTCCCGCCGTGGATGGTCGGACACACCGAGAAGTCCACCAGTTGGGGGACAGGCATCGAGCAGCAAATGATCGGCTTCCTGACGTTCACCCTCGGGCCATGGCTTCGCCGCATCGAGCAGTCCATCAGCAAGGACTTGATGACGCCGGCCGAGCGCATGCGTTTCTATCCCAAGTTCGCCGTGGAGGGCCTCTTGCGAGCCGACAGCGCAGGCCGCGCCGCGTTCTATGCCGCGATGGTTAACAACGGGATCCTGACGCGGGACGAAGTGCGCGAACTGGAAGACCGGGAGCCGATGGGCGGCAACGCCGCTGTGCTGACGGTCCAGTCGGCCATGACGACCCTTGACGCCCTGGGCCAGGAAGGCGGCGCAGACCAAGCAAACCAGGCCCGGGCCGCGTTCCGCGCGTTCCTGGGCTTCAACGAAGAGCCGCAGAAAGGCTGAACCATGAGCATGAAGAACTTGCCGGTGGCCCCGATGGGTCGGCCGAGCGCTAGCCTGCGCAGCGAAATCCTCCCGCGCGCTCTGGGGCGCTGGAGTCCCGAGGTGCGTGCAGCTGATCGCGACGAAGAGCGCTCAATCAGCATCTACGACGCCATCGGCTACGACCCCTGGACGGGCGAGGGCGTCACAGCCAAGCGCGTTGCTGGCGCACTGCGCAGCCTGGGCAAAGGCCCGGTGACCGTCAACATCAACAGCCCTGGTGGTGACATGTTCGAGGGCCTGGCCATCTACAACCTCCTGCGCGAGCACGAGGGCGAGGTGAACGTCAAAGTCCTGGGGCTGGCCGCATCGGCGGGATCGGTGATTGCGATGGCCGGTGACACGGTGCAGATTGCCCGCGCCGGCTTCCTGATGATCCACAACGCTTGGGTCGTCGCCATGGGCAACCGCAACGACCTGCGCGAGCTGGCTGCCTGGCTGGAGCCATTCGATGCCGCCATGGGCGACATCTACGCGTCCCGCACGGGCCTGGAGGCCAAGGCCATTGCCAAGCTCATGGACTCCGAGTCCTGGATCGGTGGCGCGGCGGCCGTGGAGCAGGGCTTCGCAGACGAGCTGCTGGCCTCCGACCAGGTGGGCAAGGGCGGCGGCAACGCCAGCGCCTCGGCGGTGCGCCGTCTGGAGGCTGCATTGCGCAACAGCGGTATGCCCAAGAGCGAGGCCATGCGCCTCATCAGCGATTTCAAGTCCAGCGTGGGTGATCCCGCTGGCAGCGGTGCGGGCGATCCCACCGAACGCGCCGGCAGTGATGCTGGTGCACAAGTGCTCTCTGCACTCCGTGATTTCTCCTTGACCTGACCCAATCTTTGAAAGGCAAACACCATGCAACGCAAGTACCTCTCTCTCGCCGTGATCGCGTTGTGCGCGATCTCCATCAGCGCCCAGGCCATGGGCTTTGATGTCGCGGCTCATACGCACGCCTTCCTGCTTGCGCACCCAGACGTGGCCTTGGCCCTGGGCGGGGCGGCATTTCTGGGTGAAACCCAAAATTTCAGCCCCACCGAAATCAAGGCTGCTTTGGACAAGATCAGCAGCCAGGTGAAAGAAGCCGGCGAGAAAGCCTTGGCTGAAGCTGCCAAGGGTGTGCAGATGTCCACTGCCAACAAAGAAAAGGTGGACGAACTGCTCATGAAGCAAGGTGAACTGCAGGCCAACCTGCAGGGCGCGCAGCAGCTGCTCGCGAAGCTGGAGGCCAACGGCGCTGGCGGCGACGTGCAGCACCAGTCGCTGGGCCAGCAGTTCGTAAACAACGAAAAGGTCAAGTCCTTCCTGGGCGAGACCACTCCGCGCGGCCGCGCTGACATGACCATCAAGGCGGCCATCACCAGCGTGACCACCGACACCGACGGTGCCGCTGGCGATCTGGTGCAGACCACCCGTCTGGCAGGCGTGCAGGCCCTGCCGCAGCGCCGCATGACCGTGCGCGACCTGATCACCCCCGGCAACATGGACGGCAACGCGCTGGAGTACGTGAAGGAAACGGGCTTCACCAACAATGCCGGCATGGTGGCCGAGGGCGCCAAGAAGCCTGAGTCCAGCATGAAGTTCGACCTGGTGAGCACGACCGCCAAGGTGGTCGCGCACTACATGAAGGCCTCGCGCCAGATCCTGAGCGATGCCTCGCAGCTGGCTAGCCTGATCGACGGCCGCCTGCGCTACGGCCTGGCCTTCAAGGAAGAGCAGCAGTTGCTCAACGGCGACGGCACTGGCCAGAACCTGCTGGGCATCATCCCGCAGGCCACGGCATTCGTTGCCCCCTTCGACCCGGCCGGCACCGAGACGAACATCGACAACATCCGCCTGGCGTTCCTGCAGGCTGAGCTGGCCGAGTTTCCGTCTACGGGCGTGGTGATGAACCCCATCGACTGGGCGCGCATAGAGCTGCTGAAGGACACCACGGGCCGCTACATCATCGGCAACCCGCAGGGCATCATCGGCGCCTCGCTGTGGAACCGCCCGGTGGTCACGACCCAGGCCATCACCGTCGACAAGTTCCTGGCCGGCGCCTTCAAGCTGGGCGCGCAGCTGTTCGACCGCTGGCAGGCGCGTGTCGAGGTGGCCACGGAGAACGAAGACGACTTCGTGAAGAACCTGGTCACCGTCCTGGCCGAGGAGCGTCTGGCCCTGGCCGTGTATCGCCCCGAAGCCTTCATCTACGGCGACTTCGGCAACATCACCTGATGGCTGGGCCCGCTTCGGCGGGCCTGCCCATCTCCACCAGGAGAGAGCCATGCTCATCAAGTTCAAAAAGCCGGACCCGCGTGCCGGCATGGTCGCTCGCATGGACAGCAGCCGAGGCCGGCAGCTGATCGACGCTGGCGCTGCTGACCAAGTGTCCGAATCGGTTGCCCAGGAGCAGCCCGCCGACGTGCAGCAGTCCGCCGAGGCCGAGCAGCCCAAGGCGGCAGACGCTGGCGCTGCTGACCAGGTGCCTGCAGCCGCCCGGAAGCCGGCGCGAGGCAAAAAGTGAGCCTCATCGACCTGCCGACGGCAAAGCTGCACCTGCGCGTCGATGTCGATGATGAGGACGCCCTGATCGAGCTCTACATCGGCGCGGCCGAGACGGCGGCCAGCGACTTCCTGAACCGGAACGTCTACGCCACCCAGGCCGACCTGGATGCTGCTGACGAGCCAGAGGAGGCGATGCCCATGGTGATCAACCCCGCCGTGCGGGCCGCCATCCTGCTCATCCTGGGGCACCTGTACGCAAACCGCGAGGATGTTGTTTCCACGGCTGCCAACAAGCTGCCGATGGGCGCGCATTCGCTGCTGTACCCGCATCGGGTCGGCCTGGGGGTGTGACATGCAGGCCGGCACTCTCAAGGACCGCATCCACATCCAACGCAAGACAGGCGGCGCGGATGACTGGGGCACTCCGCTGCCTGAAGGCTGGGAGAACATCTCCACGGGCCGCATCGCAGCCAACGTGCTGCACAAGTCTGGCCTGGGCACGATCAAGGCAGACGCAGAGGTGTCCATCGTCCGCGCGAGCATCCGCATCCGCCGCCGCGCCGGCCTGGACGCCGGCATGCGCGTGCTGTTCGGGTTGTCCATCTACAGCATCGAGGCAGTGCTTCCCGGGCCGACCCGTGAATACATGGACCTCGTCTGCAAGCTCATCCAGTGAGGTGCGGCAATGGCGAATGGAACCAACTCTTTCACCATCCGTGCTGACACTGCGGCCCTGGATGATTTCCTGGATGCGCTGGGCGAAGCTGCCGACCAGGCCGTGCGCCCCGCTGCGCAGGCCGGCGCGCAGGTGCTCTACGAGGCGGTCAAGGTCAACGTCAGCTCCATAGGCAGCGTGACCGGCAACCTGGGCCGTGCGGTCTATCAGGCGTTTTCTCCTGAGCACTCCATTGATGGCGTGCAGGCGCAGTACCACGTCAGCTGGAACGCCAGGAAGGCGCCTCACGGGCATCTGCTGGAGCGGGGATGGGTGCAGCGCTACGCAGTGACCATCGCCAAGGGTGGCAAGTGGGTCACGCGGGTGCGGCCCGAGGCGCAGGGTAAGCCCCGGCCGAGGCGCCGCGCCACGCAGGCCGAGAAAGATGCGTACTACGAGCCTCGGCCTGGGGGTCCCGTCCACCGGCTTGGATATTTCTTTGTCGCTCGCGCTGAAGACTCCATGTCCAAAGCCATTGAGGCTGCGAATCTGGAGCTGCAAAAGCGCTATGACCAGGTGAAGTGACATGAGCTATGAACCCGCCCTTGTGGCCATCCTGACGGCGCTGTGTCCGAGGTCTTTGCCGGTTGTCGTCCCATGGGGAACCAAGATGCCCTATGTGATCTGGCAGCGCGTTGGCGGCCGCGCGGTGCGCAACCTCGACAAGCGGCCAACAGGCAATCTGCGCAATGGTCGCGTCAGCATCACGGTCTGGGATGAAACGCCCATGAAGGCCACGGCGCTGATCCGCCAGATCGAGGATGCCTTGACGGCCTCCGATGCCATCCAGTGCACGCCGCTGGATGAACCTCTGGACATGTTCGATGACGGCGGCAGCGATGTCGTGATCTTCGGCATGCAGCAGAGCTTTTCAATCTGGGCGCGCCGATAGCGCCCGACGCTTTCTCAACCCCGGCCCGCAGCAGCGGGCTTTTTTACGTCCGAAAGGAAAACGCCATGGGCGCACAAACCGTTGCCGGGACCAAGATCGGCATTTCTGCAGCACTGCCCGCCACCTACGACAAGGATGGCTATGCGGCTTTGACCTTCTCCAAGATTGGAGAGATCACCAACGGCGGTAGCCACGGCCGCACCTACCAGGTGGTCAACCACAACCCCATCGACACGCGCGGCACCCGCAAGTACAAGGGCTCGTTCAACGAGGGGCAGAAGACTATTCAGCTCGCTGTGGACGCCGCAGACCCGGGACAGATCATCGTCAAGGCCGCACTCAACTCCGATGCTGCGTATGCCTTCGAAGTGAAGTACCAGGATGGCTCCATCGACTACTTCACGGGCCTTGTGACCAGTTGGTCCAAGTCCACTGAAAGCGTGGACAGCATGTACTCGGCCAGCGTCGGCCTGGAGCTGACTACCTCCAAGGATGGCGTCGGCATCATCGAAGTGCCCGCGCCTGCCGGCCCCTGACCCTTTCTCCTTCGGCCCTCGGGCTACCCCAGCACCGGCCCGGCTGTTTCGTCTCTAAGCGGAGGCGGGCAGTCGGGCGCGGGCATTTCCATCTCCTCCGCTGAAAGATCCCCATGACCAAGTCCATCACCCAAGCCGTGGCCGTGGCCACATCCGCCGCCGTCGCTGCAGCCGAACTCGTGGACATCACCGCATTCGATCTGGTGAGCGCCTGCGAGGCAGGCCACAAGTTTGTGCTGCGCAACCCGGACGGCTCGTCCACCGGCATCACCCTCATCGTGCGCGGCACGTTCGCGCCCGAGGTGGTCGCCTGGAACTCCGGCGTTGCGGAAAAATTCCTCAACGAGCAGCGCGCGGCTCAACGCCGGGGCAAGGCTCCCAAGGCCAAGACCATCGACGAGATGGAGGCCCAGAACATCGAGGGCGCCGTGGTGCGTGTCGCTGGCTGGGAGGGCGTCCGCCAGCCCTACAGCGCCGACCAACTGCGCGCCGCGCTCAAGCGCAATCCGCACTGGGCCGTGCAGATCATCGAGGAGTCCGACAGCCTGGGAAACTTTGGCGCGACCTCGGCATCCAGCTCCGAGGCTACGTAAAGCAGCTGGCCTGGCTGCAGGCGCCCGTCGATCCGCCTAAGGGCTCCAGCGATGACGCCCCACGCCAAAGCAGGGCACAGCGCATGGGCGATGACGCAGACCTGCCTTTGCCCGAGCTGGAGGACGGTTATCACTTCATCGCGGCGCTGATGGAAGTGGGGCCGGTCTCCTATGCGGGGATGGACCTGGCGCCCATCTCCTGGCCGGAGATAGCCGCCTGGCAGCAGGCCACGCGGTGCCCATTTCGCCCGCATGAGCTGCAGCTGCTGCGCAGCCTGTCGGCTGCCTACCTGGAGCAATACCGGCTGTCCAAAAGCGATGCCTGTCCATCGCCCGAGATCGTGCGGCCCGAGGATGGAGAGCAGGCCAAGAAGCTGGCGGCCCACATCAAGAGCATGTTGCGCGGATAGTTTTCTGCGGCAATCAAGTTCTCACTTGCTGATGAAACTCTCTATTGGTCGGGGTGCGCCCTAACTCCATTCCATTATTTGTCTCCAATAGAATCAACGGTCTCAATCAAGGGGAAATTATGGGATTCGGAAAAAGGGCGCTTCTGGCCACGATGCTGGCTATTTCGATAGCAGGTTGCGGAGGTGGCGACGATGGCCCTGTCACAAAGACAGGGAGCTATGAGGTCGAGGTGGGCCGAAGTGTCATTGGTGCACCAAGCACTTCACCCACACAGCCCCAGGATGAGGCAGTCGTCACCTACCGTACTCCCAG